AGTATCACGTCATTTTGTTCTAAAATTTCATACTTTTGTCACCCCAATCTTGCAAGTTTCAAGAAATTTAATACCATCTTCATTTCTATATATATGTTTATAATATACAGATTTTACTCCCGATTGGTGTATTAGTTTAGCACAACCAATGCATGGCGCATGAGTTATATACAAAGTTGAACCTAAAGATGAATTGGTTGTTTTGGCAACTTTCATCAAACAATTAGCTTCAGCATGTAATACTTCAGGTTTGGTTATTAGAGTGGTTTTAATGACACATGCACCTGGAACAGCAGATATGGGTTGTCGTTCTTCAATTTCATCTTCACATTTATTATCCCATCCAGCTGGCATTCCATTCCAACCATGACTAATAATTGAATCATTTTGAACTAGAACACTACCAACTTGTAATCTTCTAGCATGGGACATTTGGGATATTCGTTCAGCAATATCCATATACAGGTTGTTATATCTTTCACTTTTTGTCATAATATAATTTGTTATTTAAACTTTCCGACTTCCGATATTGTATTTTGGAACAAGTTCCCAATCTTTTTTCTCTTTATGAGATAATATTTTGATTTGTGAAATAAATATTGGTGCAGGTATTGTAGTTGATAATTCATCAACCAAATCTAATAATTCCCAATCATTTAAAAGATTTGCAATAGCATTTCTTCTTGATAAATCATTTTCCGAAATATCAGTTGGTTTACCATCTAAAGCAAATAATTCCTTAAAATGTACAATAGAATATCTTCCTTGTTTATGTAGTATATGACAAGATTGATATAATATTTTATCTTTCTTTGAAGCAAAACCTATACGTGTCAATGTTTCCTTTATTTTTAAAAAGTCATCACTTTCTTTTAATAATACTTCAACACCATACCCTAAAAATATATCTGGGTTCATATTTTATCCTATTCCCTGTAATTTATAATCATATTGATTTATTTATACAATTACAAATTTGGAATAATTATTTAATAATTCCCCCCTATAATAGTTTTTTCTCTTATAATATCTAATTGTTCTTCTGATAATATTTTCAGAGCATCTTTAGCTTTACTATTAGAATAACCAAAATAGGTTTTAACACATTCTATATCATTATGATGTTTTTGTTTTTGCCAAGGTTGAAACTTACGTTTCATTGGTCTAATAGTATTTAATAGATATTGATATTGCATATCTTTATCTAAATTAAAATTCTTATTCATTTCATTAGCATATAAAATACAATCAAAGTGGTAACTTAATGCACGATTAACTACAAACGGAACATAATCTTTTTGGTCTGTTTCGTCATATATTACACATTTTTTTGTTACTAATATAGAATGTATGATATCTTTAAACAAATCCATTACTTAAACTCACAATCAATCATCACTTCTGTCAAACAAGCTGTAATATTAATCTCTAAATCACTTACAAATGCAGATTGGTATTGGTATCTAGCTAATATTAACACAAGTTGTGGTACAGAAGATGCTGTTAATAAATCATAAAGATTATCATATAATGCTCTAAAGATTTGAGAAGCATCATTATCTAAATTTTGTGTAACCCATTTTCTACAAGAACCAAAGTCTTTTTCTCTTAATGCTTTGATTAATTCTTTAATTTGAATTTCACCAGTATTTCCTAATAATCCTTTATCTATACTACCAGAAATAGAATATCTTTGTATTTCATTTAAAATTCTACGATTATCAGGAAAGTGTTTTGTAACAACTGCTGCAACTACTTCTTTACTAAATTCTATATTTTCTAATCTAAGAATATATTCAACACGTTTAAAAAACAAAGCTGCCATTTTTGCTTTATTATTACTAAGTCTAAAATCTATAACAGAACATCTAGAATGAATTGGTTCTATAATTCTATTTTTATAATTGCAGGTAAAAATAAATGAACAGTTTGATGAAAATTCTTCAATAGCCCCACGCAATGCAGGTTGAGTAGAATTTGGATTTAAATAATCTGCTTCATCAATAATGATAACTTTTCTACCACCAGAAAAAGAAATAGAAGATGCATAATTTTTAATTTTAGTTCTAAAAGTATCAATACCAGATTCATCAGAACCATTGATAATAATATAATCACACCCAACTTCTTCACATAACGCTCTTGCAATAGTAGTTTTACCTACACCAGCAGTACCCGATAATAGAAGATTGGGTATTTGTTTTTTGTTTACATATTCTTGAAATGTAGCTTTTATTGAGTCTGGTAAAATACACTCTTCAATAGTTTTAGGTCGGTATTTTTCAACCCATAACATTTGCTCACTCATAATAACCTCATAATATATTAAAAATCCACCAACACATATTGGTGGATATCAAGTGGAACTTTTAGATCATATTTGTAATACCTTCAAACAAAGATTCGAACTCACTTTGTTCTGCAACTTCTTCTTGAAAAGATTGTTTGTATTGTACTTTTGCCATCTTACGAAGAATCTTTTTAGGAATCTTTAAGGTATCAAAAGTAGCATCAAGAATATCTTTCATAGCTAATCTTTGTGCATCTTGTTTTTCCATAACAACAATCATTTCATCAATCGCACCTTTAAGTGCAATTAATTCACTATCGTTAAATGTTCCAAATAATGTAGTAATACTAGCCATTAGATGCTCCCATTTAAGTCACCAACAATTTCTAATATATTTCCGACTACAGGAACATTACCATTAATAAGTTTAATATTAACACATTCTTCACCATCTTCACGTTTTGTTACGAAAACAGCAACAACATATTTTGGATTAATAGCAATAGTATTTTTTGATTCAAATTCTTGAACATAATATAACATTTTTACACCTTTGATTCGTTTGATTCGAATGCAACCCAATATTGCACATCTTCAATAGTATTTTTAAAATGAGCAAAACCTTTAAATGAAATATTAACATCATAGGTTGCTGGAATCATTTTAATATTTTCCACTTTAAATACTACTGTATAAGTTCTACCATCAGATTCACCAACTTCAATAGAATTAGTATGGGCAGAATCATCATTAGCATCAAAGGTAATGATTTCAATCTTTTCCCCATCAGATTTAATTCCAATATGTGGTGAAGATAATACAGAACAAGTCTTCATAATCCATTCATAATCTTCAGCAGTAAGTGTAAATGAACAATCTACTGAAGGTAATATAATAGAATTTTCTGGAGGTAATACAATCATTTCAGGTGCAGTCATTCTATATTTAATTTTACTACGACCTGATATAAAAACAATATTAGATTCTTCAAATTCTAATTCAACAGAATCTTTAAATAAAGAATGTACTGATAAAAATTGATTTAAATCATACACACAAAAATCTTTAGGAAATTCATCATGTAATACTGCATTTGCTAATACAGTTTTTCCTGTTGATACTGTGGCAAGTTTATTACCAACTTTAAATTGAATACCTTTATTAATAGTACTAAAGTTTTTCAAAATTGATAATGTTTGATTAGATAGTTTCATTTTAATTCCCATTATGTAAATAAATATTGTATCACGTTTTCTTTATTCTGTCAACAATTCTTTCTCCAAAAGAAACATTAAATTACAAATAGCATGAGCCAAATGATGTTTATTAGTTTCTTCATCATATTTCTCACCACATTTCGAATCCCATAGATGACGCATCCCAGCATCAAAATATCTCCGTTTTGCGTCAGGAACATGTTTCCAGTTATCCCGTTCATATTTCTGAGCACCAATTGTTAATATTTCTACTACTGCTCTCAGGGCTAATGGTGGCAATAAACCATATTCTAATTTATTACCATCAAACTTACGACCCCCGGTAGTTGCTGTTTGAGAATACTTAATAGTATTTGATGTTATTAAATGGTCAATAATTGCAGCTTCCTCTCCAAAATAAACGGTTGATGAATCATTTGGACCATAAACGGTTGATGTGTCCATAGTCGGTGGTTTGTTATTAAAATCATAAGGTCCATATCTTTGACCAAATTCTCTATTACTTACAACTTCTTCAGCATGACCTTCTTGGAAATTAATTTTCATTACATTTCTCCTACATAATTTGCAACAGCTGGCATATCTCCTTTAAAATGATATGTTCCAATATGACTAGTTCGCATCCAAGGACATAACCAAATTTCACCACCCATATTACGCCAGAATTGACAGAACATATAATCTTCACTTAAATAACGTTCAGAATCTTTATCAATAATAGTATCAAAATAAGCATGAATATAACGTGAACCATCAAAGTTATCTTGACCAACATGATCTGGTTTGTAACGTAGGTTTGGATATTCTTTTTCAAATTTAGGAAATACTGAGCGATTAATCAACATAAAACCAGTACCAATTTCTAATACTTCTAATGGTTCAGTAACCGAGAATTGTGCAGTACCTTTAACAGGATTGAATACAAAATCACCAACAACATTTTCTAGTGTTTGTGCTTCAATATCAGGATTCTTGGTCAATGCAGTTTTGACTGATTTCCATTTGATTGCTTTCTTGGGATAAGGAGCACCGATAACTTCTTTATCTAATGCCAATAAAGTAATAACATCTTTAGGATCAAAATGTACATCAGAATCAATAAACAGCATATGTGTACAGGTAGATCGGTGTAGAAATTCATCGACCAAATAATTTCTAGCCCTAGTAATTAAACTTTCATTAAACAGAAATGAGAATTTGATTTCAATACCATATTGTAGACATAAACCTTGTAAATCTAAACAGGCTTTCATGTACAATCCATGATTCATTCCACCGTACATCGGTGTTGCGACAAACAAACTTTTCTTTTGTAAGTCTTCTTTTTTAATTGATATTTCCACTTCAATTCCTTACATATATTAAAATATAATTATACTACAGTTTTTTGATATTGTCAAGTTTATTTAATCCTCAACTTTTTAAAATATTTACGTTGTTTCTTAAGTGCCATTTCTAATGCTAATGGTTTAGCATATGAATAGAACATAACTTTGTTTAGATTATCCAATTGGTGTTGAAATATTCTAGCTGATAATCCACTGAATGTTTGTTTATGTAATTCACCAATGAAATCTTGATATTCAACTTCAATCTGAGTTGGGCGAGTTATTTTCAATTCTAGAAATGGAGTAGATAATGAATTTTCAGTCATTCTAACAGTTTCAATAGATGTTGATATAATTTTAGGATTAAAGAATGCTACATATTCATCACCAGAACCCATAACAAATACTCGATATAAAAAACCACATTGATTAGCAGATAATCCAACACCATTATGTGCTTTACAGGTTTCAACTAATTTAGAAGCAAAAGCATTAGCATCAATAATAGGATTTTCAAAATCAAAATCTGGTATTATTTGTAAGTTGTTTAATGCTGATATTGCATCATAAACTATATTAAATATTTCAGCTTTTTGTATAATTGGTTTTGCAGCTTCTTCAGTGTTTATTGTAATCAGTTCTTCCATAATATCCTCATTAAATTTTAGAAATTCTTGAAAAATTACCTTGTTTTTCAAATGTTATAATAGACCTAAATCTATCAAATAATTGGTCACCCCTATGACTAATAACAAATAGATTAGTATCTTTATCAAATTCATTAAAAATTTTAAACAAATTTTCCATTGAACTTTCATCTAAACTACTATCAAATATTTCGTCTAATATTAATAGATTAGTATTTGTAGAATTTTTTAATTTAGCAATTTGTCTCCAAGTCAACAATAATGCCAAATCTATTTTTTGTTTTTCGCCTTCAGAAAAATTAGAATATCTAAAATCATCACGATGCCTTGATTTTATAGTTTCATCAAAATTTTCATCAATATTAAAATTTACAAAAAAATCCATGGATGATAGATAATTGTTTATCAAGGTATTCATCACAGGTAAATATTGTTTAATAATTTTAGTTTTGATTCCGGTATCTTTTAATAAATTTGATGCATATTCATAATAATGTTTTTCTATTGATAATTTTTCTTGTTCTGTAATTAATGCTTTTAATTGGTCACTTAATAAATTTAAGTTTTCATTTTCATTTTCAATAGTATCTTTTCTATTAGACAATAACATTATTTCTCTACTAATTTTATTGAGGTATCCATTTATAGCAGAAATTGTTGAATTATGTTTAACTATTTCATTATTATGTTTTATTATATTGGTGTTTATCTGGTGTATTTCTGATATTCTAGCATTTAATCTAGTCAATTCTTCAGATATTTCACTTACACCTTTATGTATTTGGTGTTTTTTTATTTTCCTATCATCAATTTGTTTTGATTTAAAATCCACATCAAGTATTTGTCTACAGATAGGACAATCATCATTTTGTTCATAGAAAGCAATATCTTTATCAATTTTTTTAATACTAGATTCAAGTTTTGCTTCCATCAGTATCATTTTTTTAGATTTACTTTCTATTTGAAGTTTATCATTTATTTTTTGTAATAGTATATCTATATGTTTTTGTATTACATTAATATCATTAGATAGTTGGTTAATTTGTAATTCACTAGTTGTAATTTCAGCCAACTTTCTTTCAATTTCTTCATCATTATATTTTTTATGTTCATCTATATTTTGCTTTTGTAGTTTAATTTTTTCTGAGGTTATATTCAGTTCGTATTTGTTATTTCCAGTAGAATCTTTTATATCAGATATCTTTTCTTTAACCAAATTATTCATTGATGAAAATATTTGGATATCTAACAAATCTTCTATAATAGAGCGTCTATCGGATGCTGATAATTGCATAAAAGGAATAAATGATGCAGAACCTAATATAACAACTTGTGTGAAAGATTTAAAATTTAATTTCAAAATAACTTTTTCTAAATATTCTTGATAATCTTTAGCTTTTGCATCTTGATTTAAAAGAATATCATTACAATAAATTTCAAATATATTAGGTTTTATTCCTCTAATAATTTTATATTGTTTAGTTCCTATAGAGAATTCGACCTCAACTAAACCATCTGCTAAATTAATACTATTCAATAGATTTGGTTTATTAATTTTTCTAAAAGGTTTTCCAAACAATGCAAAGCATAAAGCATCCAACATTGTTGATTTTCCAGCACCATTCTTTCCAACAATAAGAGTATTTGCAGAAGAATTTAATCGTATTTCTGTAAAGACATTACCTGTGCTTAAAATATTTTTGTATCGTAATATACTAAAATTAATCATACTCTTTCACTATTCAAAGCTTCAACATAGATTTCATGTAATATAGATTTAAGTTTATTATTATCTATAGACATTTCTTGTACAGAATCAACAAATTTATTAAGTATCGATAAAGTATCTTCTGATTGTGTAATCATATCATCATTTATGCTTTCTGTCAAGTTTACAGAATCTTCAACTATTGTGATATCTATAGGATTCATTTTATATAAATTATCCATAAATTTGTCAAATAATATAGGATTAGTTTTATTAATAACAACAACTTTTACATATTTTTCTGTATATTGGGATAAATCTTCCAATCTTTTCGGTAAATAACCATTAGATGCAATATCATTATACACAATTTTAAAAAACATTTCATTAGGATTTGGAATAAATTGTAAGTCATATTTTTGCAAATCGTATAAATGGAAACCTCGCACATCATCATAATCAGACCACGTTAATTGATAAGGATTACCGAGATAATAGATACTATCTGAATTAGACCGATGATGATAATGACCAGAAAATGTATTAATAAATTTACGGAATAATTTTCTATCTAAACCCTCTTCTGAAGCCATGCCTTTATGCATAGCAAATCCAGCAATTTCAAAATGTCCCATACAAATACGAGCATCTGTATTTTTTATTTCATCTAAACATTCATTATAATTATCAGCACATATCCAAGGTATCATGCATATCTTGGTGTTATCAACTTCAATGGTTTGTGGTGTATCAATAACATTAATATTATCATATTCTTTAAGTAATAAATCAACAGAATTTACACTATCACTATTTTTGAAATATGTATCGTGGTTACCCGCAAGCATATGAACTTCAATACCAAGTTCTAATAGCTTATCAAAGAACATTTCCTTTGTTTTTTTTAATGATAAGAAATTTATATATTTCCTTCTATCAAAAGTATCACCCAATATTAATAAAATTTTAATTTCATTTTTAATAAGTGTAGGGAAAAATGTATCATCATAGAATTTTTGGTAGAAATCTAGAAACGAAATACTATCATTTCTAGCTCCAAAATGTTGGTCTGTTATAATTGCAATTTTCATACATACTCCATAATATAATATGGACTAATTATATCATACTTCTGTATTATTGTCAAGATTTATTTCAACAGGAGTATCCATAAATTTATCCAATCCTTTTTTCTTTTGGATAATAATCTTTTTAGATTCTAATAATTTTTCAAAAGTTTCAATAAAACTTGATAAATTATCATATATTTCAAATTGCATACCATTATCACCAAATTCTAATAATTCTTGTTCAGCATCAATACCAAATTGAGATGCAGATTTATATTTGATATATTGATGTTTCTTTTCTTTGTGAATTCTTCTAAGAAATGCATAGTATATTATTTGGGTAAAATATGCAAATGGATTTTTAGATTTATCTGGATTAAAGTTATCATAATACATAATACAATTTTCTATACCATCAGATATCATTTCATCTCTATAAGTATAATTCATAAAATTTGGTTTATGTGATAACCCATCAGCAATTTTCATGAAACATTCAGCAACATAAGTTGGGACCATTGGTTTTTCTAAATTATTTTCTTTTGCTTTTCTACATTCTTCTGTATGTTCAACCAATGCATTAAAAAAATCAACATTATTGACATAATCTTTCTTTATTTTCTTAACTTTCATAATATTTCCCAATTAATTGCAAATTAGACTTGACAGGATTTAATAAAGGTGTTATAATGCCTTATACCAGAACTGTACTTGAAACTGATTCTAGATAAAAACAAAATAAGATTCAAGAGCGCAGCGATTGATGCGAAGCATTAATATAGTAATTGCTTCGCAATAAGTCGTTACACTCCTTAATTCTAGTGAAATTTAGTATCAGGTTTTATGTTATCAAATTCATCCATTACTTCATCAATACTAGTTTGTTCCATATCATCCTTATGTTCCTCCATATAATTCCTTTTTTGGTTAGATTTATTAAAAATGGCCACATTTGATGTATAATATTCTTCCAATGTATCATTTGGTTCAAATGCACATAATATATCATTATCTGATATAGTAGTTTCATTATTCTTTACCAATTCATAAGGAATCCAATGTTGCATTACCAAATCTGGTTGTTCTGATTCATAATCCAAAAATACCACCATTGGATTTTTAATAAAGTTGATTCCAGATACATTTTTATGTTCACATATGATATCTAGTCCATCTTGTAGTCTAAGAATTTTTACACTCACTATTTTAATCCTATTTTATATAATTTAAATTTAAATTTTTCTTCAGTATAAATCTTTGTACGTTCCATAAAATGCTTCAAGGTAAAATTAACATGTTTATTAAATCTTATATCATCAGCTATATCATATAACGTTGCTTTAGTTTTACCATCAGATTGTCTTAATCCTCTACCTATACTTTGCAAATTTCTCACACGACTTTTACTTGGAGATGCAAAAATTATATTATGTAAATTTCTTATATTGACCCCTGTAGAATATACACCAAATGATGCTACAATAATTGCATTAGATTCTTCTTCAACAATTTTTCTAATGTTTTCTCTATCATCTGATTCTGTTCCACCATGTACAAAGAATACTTTTCTATCACCTATTTGTTTCGAGTTCTTAATAAGATTATACAGTATTTTTCCATGTTTGTCAACCAGTTGGAACAAAACTAGGGTGTTATTATTCATGCTAATTGCAAGATTTCTAATGAATTTATTACGCAATTCGTTGGAAATAATATATGCAATTTCTTCTTGATAAGTATAAGATTTCATCAATTTACAGATAGCATCATCATGTTTTAATATAAGACATTTTATATTAAATTCTACTAATTCATTTTTATCTATTAGTTCTTTTGTTGTTATAACTTTTTTAACTGTGCCAAACAAACCTTCTAAAACCAGTTTATGCGTTTTCATACCAGATAAAGTACCAGTTAAACCAATGCGATATTTGGTATTCGATAGTTTTTCCATAATATCTCTTATAGAATTGGCTTGGGCTAAATGTACTTCATCACATATAACATAATCAAATTGGTCAAAATATTCTTTATCTTGTTTAAAAATTGATTGCCAAGTAGATATTATTAATTTTTTATCTGAAATTTTATCTTGCCCTTGATAAATCTTATGTACATTTTCATCAACGACAAATTCATTTTCACTAGAATAATCTTCAAAATCTGAAAATAATTGTGATACTAAATTTACAGTAGGAACTATAATAAGACCTTTTAAATCTTGATATTCTAAAAGTTGTCGAAATAACAAATAAATTATAAGACTCTTACCTGATGCAGTAGGAGATAATAATAAACTTCTTTTTTTCTGCATAGAATGAATAAATGCATCTACTTGATGTGCTCTTACCTCTATTGGATTTCCTCTAGAATGTAGATTTAATGATGAAAAGAATTCATTAGCTAATTTTAATGAAAATACATCTTCAAGGTCTGGTCGAGTTTCATCATAGTTAAATGTATAATCATTTGATATACAAAATTCTTCTATGTAAGGTATTAATCCTAGATATATTAGATTTGTTTGAACATTTAATAATCTAATTTTACCATCCCATATTTTATTTCTATATGCAGGAACAAAAGTATATCCCGGAACATAAAATGTAAAAAAGTCTGATAATTCTTGTGCTATTGAACGGTCACATTTTATTTTAGCATAAACTTCATTTTTTTTAGATATAAGAACATCAACTCTAATTTCCACTAATAAACCTTTCCCAATCAATAAATGACTTTAATGTCCACGACCTTTGTTTTATTTCACCCATAATAGACTCTACTACCGAAACAATTTCATCATGATATACTTTTTTCTCTAACAGTTTAATTAAGTTATTATCTGCTTCTAGATAAGTTGTAACATCAGATTTAAGTTTTAAAGTAAAGGGTTCCCATCCATATTGCAATAATTCGTCTTGTGATAATTTACCAGTATAGTATTCCCACTTAATTTTACGCATACGGGTATAATCAAAATGTGCTTTTTTTGATGCTAATTTATGTTTTACTAGGATTGTAAGATATTTGTTATGTAGTTTTGGTATATTAATGAGTTCTTTTCCAGGTTCAGTCTGGTCCATTTCTGCATCTTTTTCCCAAAATTCAAGAATTTGTTCTAGAGTTTTCATGATATAGCCTCAATTGGTTCATAGTATTCAATTATGTATTTATAATCATTTATTTTGTCAATAATTGCAAATTAGACTTGACAGGATTTATTAATGGTGTTATAATGCTTTATACCAGAACTGTACTTGAAACTGATTCTAGATAAAAACAAAATAAGATTCTGGAGCAGAGCGACAGCACGAAGTGTATATAATAATTGCTTCGCAATCAGTCGTTACACTCCTGACTATAATTCTATAATGTTAAAGTATTCATAAGAAAAAGATGCATCAGCAGTGATTATGGTATCAGCTGATAAAGTTGTATCTAGATTTATATCTGTTAATGATGTAGGAAAAGCATTTATAAATTGAATTCTTAATACAGGATTATTAAGTGCATTTAATACAGTTAAGGTTATATCTGAATAATTAGGTAAAGATTTCTTATCAATTATAGATTTGTTTTGCAATGCAGTTATATAATTCCTTTCATCAAATCCTGATGGTGCAGCAATAGCTAAAAACCAATCATATAATTGTTTCCATGAATCCATTGGTTCATCTACTAGAAACTTAATATTAAATGGATTATATAACAATTTATTACCCATTACAGGAATATCTACAAAAGGAGTATTAAATGATGCTTGAGTTAAACCAACACCAGGAATATTTGCAGATTGACAAAAATATTGTGTAGTAGGTATTCTATCAATTGTTAATAGGTATTTTGTTGATTGTGCTAAATTTGTATTCTGAGGACCTCTATTTAAAGCAGTCATTATTCACCTTTAATCGTTTTGTTTTCTAATATTTATAATAAAAAAAAGGAGTCCGAAGACTCCTTTTATAAACTCTATAAGAAATAAATCTTACATCAAGTTTTTAACACCGAAGATACGGTAGTAAACATTTGAACGAGCTTCTAAACGACCTTTATTGGTATCAGATAGACCTTGTGCAAATGGGTTAGCAACCATACCATAACGAGTTTTGAAACCAATTTTTGGTTGGAAAGTATATTGGTCAACTGCACGAACCATTTGCAATGGAACATATGGGCAGTAGAAAATACCAGCATCATAAGGTGAAGTACCTTTATAGCCGATAGTAACCAATTCTTGGTTAGAAGTATAACCACCAAAATAAGGGTCAATATAAACTTTGATACGACCATGAAGCATACCAGCAAAAGTGTTTCCAGTATCATCAACTTGCAAATCAGCTTGAAGAGCAGGAGTATATTGTAATACACCAGCCATTGCCATAGCAGAAGCAACGTCAGAAGAAACAATCATTACGTTACCTTTTCCTCTACGAGTTTGTTTTGCAATTACGTTAGCATCACGTTCGATTTGGAAAATAAGACCTTTGAATCTTTCAACAGACCAACGACCATTAGAGTCAGTGTCTAAGTCGAAGTAACCAGCAGTAGTAGTACCGTATTGAGCACCAGCTACAGCAGTTGTGTAGATAGTACGAATTACTTCACGGTTGATTTCAGCAAGAATTTCAGTAGAAAGAATGTTAGACAATTCAGTCTCAGCATCCAAACCATGAATTGCTTTCAAATCTTGAACTAATT